TGATGGATCGTATGTATGATGATCGTACAAAATATAAGAACAAAATGATTGAATGTAAGAAAGAATATGAAAAGACCAAAGATCCAAAGCTGGTCAAGGAAATCTCTCGACTCGACAACTTACAAATGGCTAAAAAGATTCAGTTGAATTCTGCTTATGGTGCTCTTGGTAATAAATGGTTTCGTTGGTTTGATGTGAACAACGCTGAAGCAATTACTATGTCTGGTCAGTTGAGTATTCGTTGGATTGAAAAGAAGATCAACGTCTATCTAAACGATCTACTTAGTACTAAAAATAAAGATTATGTGATTGCATCTGACACTGATTCTATCTACATTACACTTGAAGATCTAGTCAATCGCGTTTTTCCAGACGGAGCCGAAGATACTGAAATCGTTAAGTTTATCGATAATGCTTGTAAGAAGCGTATTGAACCATTCATTGATAAGTCCTATGAAGAACTTGCTACCAGCATGAATGCTTACGATCAAAGGATGCAGATGAAGCGAGAAAACATCGCAAACAAGGGTATCTGGAAAGCAAAGAAGATGTATATCCTTAACGTCTGGAACTCAGAAGGCGTACAGTACGAAAAGCCAAAATTGAAGATGATGGGCATTGAAGCTGTTCGTTCTTCAACTCCTACTGCGTGTCGCGATAGTATTAAGAAGTCTCTTGAGATTATCATGAATGGTACTGAAGAAGATCTTCAAAAATATGTCTCAGAGTTTCGTGTAAAATTCCATACACTCGGCTTCTCTGATATTGCTTTTACTCGTGGAGTAAATGACATTCAAAAATGGTATCGGTTTGGTCGATTTGAATCTGGTACTCCTATTCATGTTCGCGGATCTGTTGTCTTTAACAAAATGATTGAAAGTCTCAAGCTCCAGAATAAATATCAAACTATTGCCGACGGCGAGAAGATCAAATTTGTATACCTTAAGAATCCGAATCCAACTCGAGAACACGTGATATCTTGTTCTAATGGTCTTCCTCCAGAATTTAAAATGGATCTCTATATAGATTATGATATTCAATTTGAAAAAGGATATCTCAGTCCGATTACATCTATCACTAGTAAAATTGGATGGCAAACTGAAAAACGTGCAACTCTAGAAGATTGGTTTAACTAATGGCTGACATGAACTTTGATGATTTTGATTTTGGGTTTACTACTTCTTCTGAAGAAGATATTAAGCAGGAAGGAAATGATAAGGTCCGTGCTATGTACGATGCCATCATGCCGCTGCTACTTAATCTTAAGAAAGATGCTGATAAGAATCCAATTATCAATTGGCCAGATCGAGCAAATAAAATAGACCAGTTTATTGCGAAACTAAATAAAATTTTAAGTAGTTGACATTATTTGATAAACTGTGTATACTAATATTATGAACAAGGAGATGTTATGTCTGATCTACTAAACAAGTTGCGTAAGAATTCTACAATCAAAGATACTGATGTTCTTGCAGACTCTAAGTTCTTCAATGAGAAGGACACGATTACTACTACAGTTCCAGCAATTAACATTGCTCTGTCGGGTAAGATCACCGGTGGCTTTGCTCCCGGTCTTACTATCTGGGCTGGTCCATCAAAGCACTTTAAGACATCTTTCAGTCTATTGATGGCCAAAGCTTACATGGACAAGTATGCTGATGCTGTGTTGATGTTCTATGATTCTGAGTTTGGTACTCCTCAGGCCTATTTTGATTCGTTCAAAATCGATACCAGTCGAGTTCTTCACACGCCAATCACTGATATTGAACAACTTAAGTTTGATATCATGACTCAGCTCGAGCAGATTGGCCGTGGTGAGCATGTAATGATTATCATCGATTCTGTTGGTAACCTAGCTTCGAAGAAGGAAGTTGATGATGCTCTGAAGCAGAATTCAGCAGCTGACATGACTCGTGCGAAGCAGCTCAAGTCTCTATTCCGTATGGTTACACCTCACTTGACCATCAAGGATATTCCTATGGTTGTGGTAAACCACACTTATATGACTCAAGAAATGTTCTCTAAGCCGGTTGTGTCGGGTGGTACCGGTATCTACTACTCAGCTGATAATATCTTTATCCTTGGCCGTCAGCAGGAAAAGGAAGGTAAGGATGTTATTGGTTATAACTTCATTATCAATGTTGAGAAGTCTCGTTTCGTTAAGGAAAAGTCTAAGATTCCGATTGAAGTGTCTTGGACAGAAGGTATTTCTAGATGGTCTGGTCTAATGGACATGGCACTCGAGTCTGGTCATGTGATTAAGCCAAAGGTTGGTTGGTTCCAGCGTGTTGACATGGAAACAGGTGAAATTCTTGATAAGTCATATCGTATGAATGATACATATAAATCTGATTTTTGGACTCCTATCTTGAAGTGTCCGAAGTTCAGTGCATTTGTTGAAAATAAGTATGTTGCAGCTTCTGGTAGTATTATGCAGGAAGATGAAGTAGATTCTGTTTATGAAGAGTTGGAGAGCGAATGAAAATTGAGAATGTTATCTTCGGCAATTTGATCAACAATGAGGAGTATGCACGTAAGGTAATTCCATTCTTAAAGTCAGAGTATTTCAATGATCAGGTCGATCGTACAGTGTTTGACCTGATCCTAGATTATGTGAATACGAACAGCTCATTTCCTACTAAGACTGCTCTTGACATTGATTTGAATGAAAAGACTGGTTTGACTGAAGACCAATTCAAGAGAGCTAAAGAGTTTATAACAACTCTTGAGAAGTCTGAAGAGAAGGATATGAATTGGCTTGTGGACTCTACTGAGAAGTTCTGCAAAGATAAAGCTTTATATAATGCGCTGATGCAATCTATTCAGATTGTAGATGATAATAAAAAAGATAACATCAGTGTTGGTGCTATTCCTAAGATCTTGCAAGACGCTCTCGGTGTTTCATTCGACAACTCGATTGGTCATGATTTTCTTGATGATGCTGATGCTCGTTATGAATTCTATCATCGTAAGGAAGTTCGTATTCCATTCGATCTAGACTTCTTCAACAAGATTACTCAGGGTGGTCTACCACGTAAGACACTAAATATTGCTTTGGCAGGAACTGGTGTTGGTAAGTCATTATTCATGTGCCATAATGCAGCTCATAATTTGATGTCTGGTCAAAACGTTTTGTATATCACCATGGAAATGGCTGAAGAAAGAATCGCAGAACGTATTGATGCTAATTTGCTCGGTGTTTCATTAGATGAGCTGAAAGATCTTCCACAAGCAATCTATTATAAGTTGATTGGTCGAGTTCGAGATCGCGCCAAGGGCAAGTTGATTGTTAAAGAATATCCAACTGCATCGGTGGGTTCGGCTAACTTTAGGCATTTATTAAATGAACTAAACCTCAAGAAGAATTTTGTTCCAGATATCATCTATATCGATTATCTGAACATCTGTGCTTCTTCTCGTATCAAGGCTGGTGCAGCTGTAAACTCTTACACATACATCAAAGCAATCGCAGAAGAACTTCGTGGTCTGGCAGTTGAGTTCAATGTTCCGATTGTATCTGCTACTCAGACAACTCGTTCTGGCTTCTCTAACTCTGATGTTGGTCTAGAAGATACTTCAGAATCATTCGGTCTACCCGCAACAGCTGACTTCATGTTTGCTCTTGTTACAAGTGATGAACTTCGTCAATTGAATCAGATTATGGTCAAACAACTTAAGAATCGTTATGGCGATCCTGCTGTATACAAGCGATTCGTAATTGGTGTTGATTATTCCAAGATGCGACTATATAATGTAGAAGCTTCTGCACAAGAAGATCTGGTGCAAGATGAAGACGTTCCTGTATTTGATACGTCAAGTTCTGGTAGTAGGATGAATGAAGAATCCAAGCCAGTCAATAAGTTCAATCGTAGTAAGTTTGAAGGATTCAAGTAAAATGGTAAACTATAAGATTCAGAAGACAGAAAATGGTATGCATGAAATTGTCGAGATTCAGACCGGAAATATTATAGGTGGTAATCTAGATATGAGTCAGGCCAAGACCAGTTGTCGTCATTTGAACTTTGGTGGTGGATTTGATGGACTTACTCCATCATTTTTTCTACAAAAAACTAAATTTTCTTATGACGAAGACAGCTTCTTTGTATAAATAGTAGTACACTATGTGGTGCGTGAATTTACGGTTTTTCCGTAAAAGAGGCAAGTGTCTTAATTGACGATTGGAATAAGCAGGATCAAAGGTGGGGTTCCTCCTGCTACACGCATTGGAGGGGAGTCGAAAGGCTCCCCTCTTTTTTTGTTTACAATATATTCAAAACGTGATATAAAGGTCTTCTAGCAAGGAGAATTTTAATGAATCGGTTGGAAAAAATAAAAATCTTAGATGAATTGTTTTTCAATTTAGAAACTCATATCTGGTTTACAGAAGACACATCAGAACAAATTAA